CTCCAGGGCCGCCAGTCGATCGTCGAGCTGGACCACGGCTCGGGTGAGGTAGGGAACGAATCCGACCTGGTCCACGGTCAGAACGTCGTCGAGGTCGCCCAGCGTGCCCATGGACCCGGCCATGTCGGGCTGGACGCGCCGCACTTCCTGGGCGATGAAGCCGGAATGGCGCCGCTCGCCCATGGCCAGCAGCTCGCGTCCGTAGTCGTTGGCGTAGAAGTGCACCGGCCGCAGATTGCGCAGAACTGCCAGGGCGTCGTCGATGGTGACCACGTCGCGCTTCAAGCGCTCGTCGGATGTGTTCCAGCTGGTCGAGTAGACGCCGGGCGTGGTGAATGTGGCCAGACTGTTGCCCTGCCGGTAGCGGATCGAATTGCCCGTCGTCAGCGCGACCTCGTCGGGGGTGCCCGTCTGCTGGAAGTAGTTGTCAGCGTCGGGGAACTGGAAACGCTCGGCGCTCACGGTGAAGCCCACGGCCACCAGGCCGCCGCTCAGCGTGCCGCCGGCGAGGGGCAGGAACGACCCGTGCGTGTGGCCCACCACGTCATAGACGCCGCTGTGATTGTGGGCGGCCGCGGCGAACGCGGCCGCGTCGTTGCCGTCCAACAGGTCGGCGTTGAGGGTTGAGGCCGGGCCGTCGTTCACGTCCGTCCAGATTTTGCTCACGGTGCCGCCGTGGGTGATGTAGTAGAGCTGGCCAGATAGCAGGTACAGCGCCGCGGCGTCGCCCGGCCGGTGGAAACTCAGCGCGGGGACGGTCGATCCGCCCGCCGGGCCGTACAGCTGGATGTTGGCCGCGGCGTACAGCGACGCATTGACCGCGGCTTCCTTCTGGATGGTCAGGCTGCCCGTCATGGTGTCGCCGACGCGGCTCACCTTCTGGACGGTCATGTGTACGTCCTGGACGTTGCCGTTCGCGATATGGGTCTGGGTGATGTTGCCGGCGATGATCTGGGCGCTGCCGACGCTCCCAGCGGCCATCATGGCCTGGGTGATCTTGGCCCAGGCAGATAGCGATGTGGACGTGCTGGCGATCACGTAGTCCGCCGCGGGCGGGTCGCCGTTGCCGGTCAGCCCGCGCAGCCACGCCTCGTTGTCCCGAACGTGGGCATTCATATTGGCGGCCGTGACCGTCTCGCCGACCAGCCAGGTCTTGGGGGATGTCCAGGCCATCGGCTAGTCCTCCACCTTCTGGGGCGGGGTCCACTCGACGGGCTCGGGATGGACGCCGACCAGCGTCTGCCCGCCGCCGCCGGCCGGGCTGGGGATGACGACGACCGGCGTGTCGAGCTGGACCTGGCCCAGGTCGCGGTCCAGGACGATGTCCGCCTGGGCCGCCTGGATCGGCACCAGCTCGGCCTCGTGCTCGCCGTTCTGGGCTTTCAGGTCCTGCAGCGTCTCAGACGGCCGCCAGTGGCGGAACTGGTCCGCGGGGCGTACCAGTAGGGCCCGCTCGATCTCGACCCAGTTCTGGGGCCAGGAAACATGCAACCAGCGCTGTCCGTGCGGTCGGGGGCACTCGACGTTGGCGCAGTAGAACCGCTGGTCGGTGAAGCTGGCGCGCTGGGCGCTCGGGCAACTCGGGCAGCGGACCATCCATATCCCGTGCTCGATCTCGGCCGGCAGGGGGGCCACGTCGTCGGCGTTCTCAGTGGGCCAGGCGATCGTTGCCGGGTCGCTGTGCTGGACCAGCTGCGTCTCGGCGACCGAGGTCCCCGGGATGGCCGCGGTGTAATCCTCGAGAGTCTTGAGCGCTGGACGGTCTGGCATTGGTGGGCTCCCTCAGTAGCTCAGAACGGCGGTCCCTGCCGGGTCGCCCTGGAATGCGCCCAGCTGGGCGTTGGTCAGGCTGTCAAGTTGGAACAGGGCCTGGATGTCGGGCTGGCCCAGGCTGTAGTCCGTCGTCCAGTGGCCGCGGGTCACGTCGATGTTGATCCCCTGGATGGCCACGGTCAGCTCGATAACAGGGCCGACGCCGGTCGTGTCGGGTGGGCGCCGCCGGACGGTCACGGCCGTCGATAGGTCCATGCCCAGGACAACCGGCCAGAGCGCCTCGGGGTCCAGCAGCGGATTGACCCGCATGGTCGGGAATCGGAATACGGGCTGCTTGCGCTTGGCCAGGTGGTACTGGGCGGCCGCCAGAACCTCGGCGTTGCTGGTGATCAGCATGCCCGTCTTTGACAGGGTCCGCTGCAGGTACTGGGCGATGCTGGTGGCGTCGGTGACCGACTGCTCCGCGCCGCCGGCGCGGGTCAGCTTGACGTCGTTCCATATCTGCTCGTCGCCGTACTCGAACCCCAGCGCTTCATAGGGCAGCTCGCCGTCGGCGTCGCCAAACACGCCGCCGCCCGTGGCGCCGATCAGCGACGGGGTCAGGCGGTCGAGGAAAATCAGGACGCCATCGCCGCGGACAAAGAATTGGCCGTTCTCGGCTTCCTCGACGGCCTGGATGTGCTCCAGGGCGGGCACCTTGTCGAGGGTAACGTCCAGGACGTTTGATTGGCCGACATTCAGCATCTGGTCCGTGGTTGGCCAGCCCATCAGCGACAGGATATTGGCGATACGCACGTCCGACCGCTGAATGGCCAGCGACACGCTGCCCCCAGAGTCGCCGATCTTGCGCAGGGCGAGCACCTTGAATGCGTCCGTCAGCTGGACCTCGACCGTCCCGTCCGTCCCGTGCTCGTCCCAGGATGGCGGCCAGCGCTCGACGTAGCCCGAGAACAACGGGTAGGTGGTGTAGCCCCAGCGGCCGACAATCCGGAAACGCCGCATGGGGCGGACGTTGGGGTAGAACGGCGACGCGGTGTTGCTCGGGTCCAGGGCTCGGTCGCGGTTGTCCAGGACGACGCCCGCGGTCCCGGCCTCGTAGCGGGACAGCTCCGTCGATCGGCCGCGACGGATCCACATGCTGCGCAATCGTTCGGTGAGGTCGATCCAGGTCGGGGCGTCCGCGGGATTCGTGGCGAAGGCGCACTGCACTTCGATCCTGGGCCAGTTGTTGACGGTGGCGAACTTGGCCGCGCCGCCGTACTGGCGGCCCGTATGGGCATAGACCGACCGCCCCCACGTGCTCGGGTTGACGGTGACCAGCCTATTCGTGGCGCCGCGGTAGACGGTGTCCACCGGCGCCCTGGTCGCCAGGTACTCCATCAGGCCGAATCGTTCCATCTGGTCAAGCTGGCGATTGATGAACCCGACGTCTTTCAGGTAGCCATTGGGCCGCGGGCCGATACGAAACGCATCGTTGGGCAGGCTTCCCGGGACGTTGCCCTGGACGGCTTCCTGGCCGTCAATGCTCCAGGTTAAGTCGCCCGCCGCCGATCGTGAGATGACGACCGCGTGCCAGTAGAGGTGGCGCCAGTTGTCATAGACCGGCAGCGGGCAGGTGGCCGTGACGAGCGACCTGGAGAACATCAGGGTTTCGTCCTGGATCGACACCAGGCCGTCACTGTTGGCCGGGTTCAACATGACCAGGTCGCAGCTCACGTTGTACGTCAGCCCTGGCGTCCAGGGAATGCTGTGACTCGTCGGTAATCGCAGCAGGAACCACACGCTGAATGCGCCGGTGCCGATGCCGTGGCTAATGCTGGCCGTGTTGAGCTGGCGGGTGAAGCTGTTGTCGTCGAACTCCACAGCCGGCCCGTTGCCGTACTGGTTGGTGCGGTATTTGGCGCGCAGAATGTCAGCGCCGCCGCCGGTGGCTGTGCGGCCGTTGCCGCTCCCATCAGCCCAGGGCGTGACGAACGTGCCGTCGGCCTGGGCGATGGATTCAGCCTGGTAGTAGCAGAGCGCTCCCAGGGCGGCCAGCGAGACGAATGGGCCTGCCACTCAGTAGCCCGCCCGCTTCACCAGGGCCAACACGACCTTGGACAGAATCCGCAGCTCGTCGTCCATGACGCGCACGTGCTCCCGAATCTCGGCCGCGGTGGCGTTGGCGGCCGGCTTGGTCGTGGCCAGGTAGGCGCGGATCGCGGTGACGGCCTGGGCCGCGCGGGTGTCGATGTCCTCAGCGTCGGCCCCGTAGTTGGCCTTCGCTGGGGGCGGGGGTGGAGCGGGGTTGGCGTGCGCCTCGACCGCGGCTTCCAGGGCCGCGTCGTCGGTGTCGTCCGGGACTTCCAGCACGACCTCGTCGGCCGCGCTCGACAGGGTGAACCGGGCGCGCAGGACGGTCCCAGGGACGCCGGGCAACGTGTCGCCGACGTCGATGGGGGCCAGCTCGGGGAAGGCGGCCACCAGCTCCTGGTACAGGACCGCGGCATTGTGCGGCTTCGGGTAGCGTCGAATTTTCACGTGTAGCCTCCCAGGAACACGGCCGTGAATCGCCCGGCGTTGGCGCCCTTGCCGACCGAGACGGACCCGCCCGAATCCTGGTAGACGTAGGCGGTCGCCACCGTTCCAGCGCCCACTCGGACGGCCGGGGTCACGCATTGCACGATGTTGGACGCGGCGAGATTGGCCGGCATGCTGACGTAGCCGATATAGCCGCCGATCGCGTTGTTGGTAATCATCATGTGGCGGGTGCCGGTCACGCCGGCGTCCCACTGCACCTGGGCGTGAAAGACGTAAATCCCCGACACCGGCATCGTGATGACCGAACCCGACCCGGTGTGCATGCCCTGGGGGTCGCTCAGCTCGGTATCCCAGGTAAGCGCCGTGACGGCATTGTTGGGGATCGACTGCCCGCCCGTGTCCTGCAGGTCGCACAGGTAGGTCTGCTGCATGGCGACGATCGCCGCGGCCAGGTCGTCATGGTGCCGGCTGACCGGGTTCAGCTCGACGATGCTGCCCGCGGGCCACGCCTTAGCCGTCGATCCCACGCCGCGGGTCACTCCGGCGAACTGCCCGGCCGGGGTGCTGGTGTAGGTGACGATCTCCGGCAGGATCAGGGAGTCTGGGTCTGCGTCGCGGATGACCGCGAACCCGCGGGCGTTCCAGCCGCTGACCGAGTTCACGGGCAGGACCGTCGCGGAGCTGGAGACGGCCGACAGCAACTGCGTCGCCAGCAGGTCCGTGACCGGCTGGAAGCCAAACGGATCGGCCCCGGTGTGGCTGTCCTTGGCCGCCGGGAACTTGGTTTGTCCAGCCACTAGGTCAGGCCTCCCATCCGATACAGGGCAAACCGCCCTGCGTTTTGTACTTTCGTGATCGTGCGGGCGCCCCCCGAATTCTGGTAAACGCCGAATCTCCAGGTGACCCCGGCCGCGCACCGGATGGGCGCGGTGATGACCTGGACGGTGCGGCTGGCCGCGACGGCCGCGCTCGAAATGTACTTGTAGCCCGCGTAGACGGCGGGCGGGTGGGGCGACACGCCGATGAAGTGCCACCGGGCGCCCACCGTGTTGCTGTCCCACTGCAGCTGGCCCAACGCCCGATAGATGCCTGGCTGGACGACGGTGATGTCCGCGGAGCTGCCCGTGTGCATGGCCTGGGCGTCGGATTGCTCGGTGTCCCAGGTCAGGTTGGTTAGTGTGATGTCGGGGATCGACTGCGTGGTCGTGTCGTACAGGTCACACACGGCCGTCTGCTGCATGGCGACGATCGCCGCGGCCAGGTCGTTGTGGTGACGGCTTACCGGGTTCAGCTCGACGATGCTGCCCGCGGGCCATTCCTTGGCGACCGTCCCCACGCCGCGGGTCACGCCCGCCAGCTGCTGGGTGGGCGTGCTGGTGTAGGTGACGATCTCCGGCAGGGCTAGCGAATCCGGATTGGCCGAACGGATGATCGCAAACCCGCGGGCGTTCCAGCCGCTGGTGGACGTGATGGGCAGCGTCGTCGCCATGGCCGAGACGCCCGACAGCAGCGTCGTTGCCAGCAGGTCGGTGATCGGCTGGAACCCGAACGGGTCGGCCCCGGTGTGGCTGTCCTTGGCCGTCGGGTAGTAGGTCGTTCCGGGCATCTAGTTCAAGCCTCCGACGACGTTGCGGGTCTGGGTTTTCAGGAGGCCCGCGCGGACGGATGCGACCAGGTCACGCTCGGTGCTCACGCTGCCCTCGACGACGACCGTGATGTGGTACGTGTCGCCGCCGCCGCCAGCTCGGGCCAGCATGCGGCCCTGGGCGTAGGGGGCGATGTAGCCGTCGTCGGGCGGGATGAACAACTCGGGCCCGCGCTCGCCGACCAGCAGCAGGTCGCCCGCGCCGACGGGTCCGCCCAGCGCCTTCTTTTTCTTTTTCTTCTTCTTGTCGTTGGACTGCTCGACGGCCTGCTGAACCTGTTGCGGGGCGTCGTCCGGCACCAGGCCCGCCGCGGTGATCTGCTGATTGATCGCGGTGACGATCCCCAGCAGCGCCTGCATCGTCGCCTGCTGCGCCTGGAGGCCCGCCAGCTGGCGGTCGATCGCGTCGAGCCCCTTGCTTTGCAGCGCCAGCTTGTCCTGGAGATAGATGAGGTCCTTCTGGGCGCCGATCGACTGCAGGTCCAGGGTGTTTTGCAGGGTCGTCTGCTGGTCCTGGAGCGCCTGGCGGGCTTCGGTAATCGGCCCCAGTAGCTCAGCCTCGCGCAGGGCCTTGTTGGCGTCGATCAGGCCCTGTTGCGCCTGCAGGATGGCCGTCTGGGCGTCCATCGCCTCGCGCTCGGCTGTGATGGGCCCCATGACCGTCTGCTCGCGGATGACGCGCTGCGCCTCCAGGACGGCTCGGGCCGCGTCGAGGGGCACCAGCTGGTCGGCCAGCGCCTGGGTGGCGTCCTCGATCTGGGTCTGCTGCTGGAAGCGCAGCTCCTCCAGGTCCACCTGCCGTTTGCGCGAGTCGGCGTCGGCGATATCGCCCTGCAGCTGTTGGAGCTGGGCGATTTCGTCCATGTCCGTCCCCTGCTCCTCCAGGGTCCGCAGCTTGTCCCGGAGCAGGTTGGCCGAGTACTGCTGGGCGACCTGCTCGTCTACCGTCCCCTGGAAGCCAGCTTTCTCGAGATCGCGAATCTGGCGCTGCAGGGTCAGCGCTTCCAGGGATACGCGGTTGCGGGACGTTTCCTGGTCGATGGCCGCCTTCTGGATGTCGGGCGCCTCGCGCTGGGCCGCGGCGATCTCTTTCTCGATCGTGCGCAGCTGGGCCCGCGGGCCGATCATCTGCTGGTCGAACATCGCCTGCTTGAGACGCTGCTGGGCGATCTGCTTGTCCAGCTCGACCATTGGCGCCGTCTCGGCCTGGAGCTGGGCCCTGGCCGCGGCCTCGCGCACGGTCAGCTGGGCCGACTCGACCTGGCTTTGTTGGATCTGCTTCTGGAGCGCCAGCTGGGGTGGGAACTCGGCGCGCAGCTGGGCCCTGGCGACGATCTCCTGATTGCTCAGCGCCAGGTCCTGGGCCCGCAGGTCGACGCCCTTGACCTGGTCAGCGACGGTGCCCTTCTGGAGGGCTTCCAGGCGCTTCTGGGCGTCGGTGATGGCGTTCTGCAGGGGGAGCAGGTCGCGGGCGGCCTGGGCCTGCTCGTACTTGAGCTTGGCTATCTCTTTGTCGTTGTCGCGGATCCCGTTGATGATCGGGAACACGCGCTTGTAGGCGGCCTCCAGCTCGGAGAATGCCCGCCGGGCTTCCTCCGTCCCCATGCTGTTGATATCGGCCATCATTTTCTTGGCCGACTCGGCGGCTCCCTGCAGCTCGGCGGGGATCTTGCTCGGCTTCGATGTGGACTGGGCGACGGGCTCGGGCTCGTTCTTCTTCTTCTTGCTGCCCTTGGCGAACTCCCAGTGCTTCGACGCCTCTGACAGCGGCAGGATGACCTCGGGGCCCGCCTCGCCCATCAGGTAGCGATCGCCGGTGCGCTGGCCCACGCCCAGGATCGGCTCGCGGATGACGCCGCCCTGGGCGAACGCCGTGAACCCCAGTGTTTTCGTGTTGACCGACGATTTCTTGTCGTCGTCGTCGTCGTCCTTGCCGCCGCCGGCCGATCGGGCCGCCGACAGGGCCTTCTTGACGACCGCGGCCGCAGCGCTGGCGATCTTGGCCGCGCCCGCCTCCACGACCTCCCGAATACCGTCGATGATGGCGTTGCCGACGGCCGCGGCCGCCTCCCTGGCAGGCTCAGCCGATGCGGAAACGGCAGATACTATCTGCGCCATGCCGCCCTGGGTGATGGCCACGGCCTGGTTGAGGCTTTCCTGGGTGACTCCCAGGACCTCGCCCCACGTGGTCGTGGTCGAGGGGACCAGCCCGGCCTGGGTTTCCTCGGTCGCCTTCACGGCCAGCTGGTTCTTGCTGTAGGCCTCGAGCAGATTCAGGAACTGGCGTCGGACGGCGTCGGTGACCTGGCCGCCCTGCTGGACCTCGTCGTACAGCGCCCGGAACTCGGGCGACACGTCGGCGACGGACAGCATGACCTGGGACAGCGCCTGGTCGGCCGTGGTCAGGCCATCGGCCAGCTGGCGCATGGGCACCGTGGTCACGCCGGCATTGGCCGCCATGGTGACCAGGGTGCGGCTCAGCTCGTCGCCAGCGATCGAACCAGCGCTCGTCTGCTGGATCAGCGGGGCGATGTTCTGGCCCATCTGCAGGACGGCCTGGCCCGCCACGCCGGTCGCGTTGGCCAGCCCCTGCAGGACCAGGTTGCCCAGATTGTTCCCGGAGATGCCCAGCTCCTGGACCTGCTGGTCGAGGGCCGCAAACGCGGGGTTGGACGCGGCCAGGGTGGCCATGACCTTGTCCATGGCCGAGTCGATCCCGATGGTGCCGTCCTCTAGCAGCTGGAGGGGGCCCGCGGTCACGCCCGACTGGGCGGCCAGCTCGACCAGCTTGCGCTTGAGGCCGTCCATGTCCGTAACGCCGTTGGCGACGTCGTTGAACAGAGGCCCGATCGCGCCGGCCATCTTCTGGACCGCGTCGCCCGTGGCGAACCCGGCCGCCGGGACCTCCGCGGACAGCAGCTGCTGCATCGCCTGCAGCGCGGGGTCCACCTGCTGGACCGCCACGTCGGCCAGCCCGCCGAACCCGCCCATCAGCTCCGACAGGATCGGCCCGACGCTGGCGCCCGCGGTGCGCACTTCGTCCAGGAGGGTGATGGTCGCCTGCAGCCCCTCGCCCTTGCTGGCGATTTCCTGCAGGGTCATGACCTCCTTGCCGCCGAACGCCATGCCAGAGCCGCCCACGTTCAAGCCACCGGCCGCGGTGCCCCCGGTGGCGGTGTAGTAGTGCCTGGGCGTGGAGATGGCCACAGGGCGGCCCTGGGCCAGCTGTGCGTCGATCTCGCCGCCCGTCGGGCTCCAGTCCATGTCCGTCTTGAGGCCCAGGGCGCTCGTCAGCTTCTGGAAGTTGGCCGGCCCGCCCATGCCGGCGAGGGACCAGCCCGACTGCCGGGCCAGCTGCATCGCCTCCTGGTGGTTCGGGAATCGCCCGACGGCATTGGCGAAGGTGATCGCCGCCGCGGGCCCGCACGCCGCGGCCGCGTCCTCGGCACTCAGCCCGACGAGGTCCTTCTGGTTGATCGCGCGAAGTGGCGCCGCGGCGACGCGCTGGACCTGCTGGCCCGTGTTGCCCTGCTGGCTGCCGATGGCCGCGACGACCTGGTCGTAAGCGGTGCCGTAGCGGTGCTTGTAGGCGGGGTCGGATACCTCGGCCTTGCTGCCCCACTCCATGGCCAGGTCGCGGCCCGTGAGGCCCTTCGCGGCCAGCTGCTGGAACAGGGGGGCGTGCTGGCCCAGGAACTTCCGCGTTGAGAACGCGGGGTCCTGGAGCAGGTGCTGGGGAATCCCAGTGCCCTGGCCCCCTCGAGTGTTGTGCTGCCAGAGCCCGAACGATGCTTCCTTGGCGTCCACCTTGGCCGCCATGGTGTTCAGCTCAGACTCGGCCTTCGATGTGGCGACGGCCACCAGGGGATCGATGCCCGTGTCGATCGCCGTTTTGACGATGACGCCGATGGCCTTGGCCACTTCCAGGTTGCCATTGGCCAGGCCCGCGGCCAGCTGCTGGGCCAGGAACTCGCCCTCGCTGTAGGCCATGGACCCAGGACTGCCAGGGCCGCGCTCGCTGCTGGCCTGGAATCCCTCTTTGACCGCTCGGGACAGGGCGTTGTCGGGGAAACTCGACGTGGCCCGCCGCTGCAGGCCATTGGCCGCGACCGACTCGGCCGCGGCTGCATTGGCCACGCCCGCCTGGCCCAGGCCCGCCAGCCCGCCGCCAATGCCATTGACAACGCTCTCGGCGATCCCCTCGGGGACGTTGAGCGCTCGCAGCGAGCCCTTGACGGCCTCGCGCAGGACGAACGTCAGGGCGGCGTCGATCTCGCCGCGTTTCTCTTTCAGGCCCGCAGCGATGCCCGTTATCAGGCCGCCGCCGATCGCCGCCATGCCCGGCAGCCCCTCGGCTTCCAGCCACTCGCCGAACCGCTTGACTATCGCGGCGCCGGCCGCGCCCGCCCAGGTCACAAACTCGACCGTCCAGACGGCGATGGCCTTGCCGATGGTGGGCGCCTGGTCTTTCAGGTACTGCATCACCGGCTCTAGTTGCCGGCCCAGCTCGTTCATCAGCTCGGCCAGGGCTGGCCCGACCCAGTCTTTGAACTGGACACCCCACGCCTGCAGCTGGGCCAGGATGCCGGGCGACTGCTCGCCGATCCAGGCGAACAGGCTGGCACCCATCTGCTGCAGGACCGGCTGGATGGCGGGCCACCAGGCTTGAATGGTGGGAATCAACCCCTCGTTCTGGACCTGGGTAAAGGCGGCCGATACTCGGGTGCCCAGGTCGGGCACCTGGGCCTGGACGCCCGCGCCGATCTCCTTGCCGATCAGGCTCCCGACCACGGCCCCCATCGGGCCGAACGTCAGCAGGCCCAGCGCGGATCCGATCGCGGACCCGGCCAGCTGGCCGAAGTTGGCCTGGGTCCACTGGGCGAACCCCTGCTGCAGGTTTTCGCTCAGCCGCTGCCCGCGCTCTTTGAACTCGGCCTCGATATCGTTCTGGACGCCCTCGATCGCCTCTTTGACGATCCGGTTCGGGTCCTTCGTGCCGCCAGCTCCAGGGCCGCCCGCGGCGCCTTCCTTCTCGGCCGCCTGGGCTTCCTTGATCGCCGACGCGGCGTCCTTCGCGGTCGAGGCGATGTCCTGCCACTGGCTGCGCAGCGTGGCCAGCAGGTCGCCCTGCCGGCCGAGTGCGTCAGCCTGGGCCTGCAGGGGCTCCAGCTGGGCTTCTTGTTCCTGCTTGAGCGCCGCGGCCAGCTGCTCTAGCGGGATGGCCATTATTTCGCGTGAAATACGCGCCTGCTCGTCGAGGGCGCGGACCACGTCGAACTCGATCTTGGCCCGCTCGCGCGGGATGCCCGCCAGCTCGGCCTGGATTTTCAGCTGGTCCTGCTGGGCTCGGGATTGCTCGGCGGCCACCTGCTGCAGGTCGGACTGCGCCTGGAGCTGCTTCTCGGCGGCGTTGGCCTGGGCGAACGCGGGCTTGTTGACCAGCCCCTGGAGCTGCTGCTGGAGGCGTAGCTCCTCGCGCTTGGCCTCCAGCCCGGCGCGCTCCGCGGCGCTCAGCCCCTCGGGCTCCTTGGCGTCTTTGCCCTTGCCCTTCTCTTTGACCTCGGTCAGGCGCTTCTCGATGTCCTCGAGCTCTTTGACGGTGGACAGCTCATCCTGCCGCACACGGACGCTGTCGATCTGGGCCAGGAGCTGGGCCCTGGCGAATGGGTCGCCCTTCGACGCCGCGACGGCCTGGCGGGCGTCCAGGAGCGCCATACGGCCCTGGATGTCTACCTGGCGACTCATCAGGTCGGACTGCTTCTGGATCAGGTCAGCGCGCCGCTGGTCGGCCCCTGCCAGGCGGTCCTGGACGTCCATCAGGCGGCCCGTAATGTCAAGCATGCGGGTCCGCTCGGCGCCCTCGTTCTTGACGGCCTCGATCTGCTTCTGGAGGGGCTGCAGGACGCCATCGTAGGCCCGCTTGGTGTCGTCAATCGCCAGCTTGACGCCCTTCTGGGCCAGCTCGTTCTCGGTGATGGCGCGGTCGATCGAACGCACGGCCCCCTCGACCAGGGTGGCCTGGGCTTCGAGGCCCTTGAGGTCGCCGCGTGCACCGGCAATGCCCGCTCGGGCCTGGTCCATGGTCAGGCTGCCCGAGACGCCGCCCATGGCGTCCATGACCGACGCAGCGATGCCCCCCACGCCAGAGACGCCGCCGGCCATGCCGGAGATGTACTCCTCCATCAGCCGCTTGCCGCCGTCGGTGATCTGGCGCAGTGGGCCATCGGGGGGCGGGGAGTGCCCGATAAAGAACCCAGCGATGAGGTTGGCGACGGTGGTGATGGCGCCGCGGACCGCGGCCAGGCCGCCGCCGATGATCCCCTGGGCGAAGCTGCTCATCAGGTTGGCGCCGGCGCCGAACATGCCCCGCACGTAGCCCTTGACCAGGTTGACCATGCCGTCCAGGACGACCTTGACCGCGGCGCCCAGGTGGGCCATGCCCGCGGTCACGTCGCCCTCGGTGAAGGCGTTGAACGCGGCCTTGATCTGGTCGGTGAAGGGCTTGAACCGCTGGCCGATCGACTCCAGGGCGGTCCCGATCCCGGCGATGGCGTCCTTGGCGACGGATGCCCAGAGCTGGAACTGGCGCGACTCCAGGGCTCCGGCGAACGCATTCATGCCGCGGGTGAGGGCGTCAAACGCGCCCTTGCCGATGTCAGCCAGGGCAAACTGCAGGCTGTCCTGGACGTTGGACAGGGCCCCGCTGAATGTCTTGGACTGGCGGGTCATCAGGTCCATGGCGCCGTAGGTGTCCACGAACGCCTTGACCATCGTGTCGCCGGCAATCTGGCCGTTCTCGGCCATCTTCATAACTTCGGCTTCGGTCTTGCCGATCGCCTTGCCCAGCAGCGTCCAGGCGGGCACGCCAGCCTCGGTCAGCTGGCGCATTTCCTCCGCGGACACCTTCGTCTTGGCGCTCATCTGGCCTAGGGCCAGGCTCACGCGGTCCAGGCCGACCTTGCCCGTGCCGACGCCGGCGACCTGGTTGCCGACGGCCCGCATGACGGGGATGATCTCCTCGGCCGCGAACCCCATGGCCAGCAGCCGCCTCGTGCCGTCCTGCACGTCGGCGAAGTTGAAGGGGGTCGTTTTCGCGAACTGCTTGAGCTGCTGGAGGAACGCCGTCGCCTTCTGGCCGTCGCCCACCAGAGTCTCGAGACCGATACTGAACTGCTCTAGCGTGTTGTTGAAGTCAATGATGGCGCCCTTGGCGGCCTGGGCGCCCTTGGCGATGCCGGCGAAGACCTGGTTGGTCACGCCCATGCCGACGCCCTGGACCAGGCCCTGCTTCAGCTCGGCGCCCAGCCCGCGGACCTGCTGGGTGGCTCCCTGCATCTGGGAACCGACGCCCTGGACGAAGCTGCCGACTTCCTGGCGTCCAGCTCGCAGCCCCTGGCGGAGGGGGTTGATATCGGCGCCGACGCGGACCTCGACCGTGTTGGCTGTGCGCATCGTCCCCTCCGTCCCGGGCTAGCGTTTGCGGCGACGTTGCAGCTGGTGCTGCGCTTCTGTCTCGGCGGCTCGCCGTGTGGCCGCCCAGACGAACCAAAAGTGCGCGGTCTGGGTGTGCGGGACACCTGCCACGATCGCTGGGTGGACGTGCAGGTCCTCAGCGATCAGCAGGGTCTCGTACCAGTCGGGGATCGACCCTAAGTTGCCTCCGGTGACGAGGTATCGGGTGAGTTGCTGACGGACAAAGGGGCTGTGATGTCCGCCACGATTGCGTTGGAGATGCGCAGCTTGAGCATGATGGGCAGCGCGGCGATTTTCTCGGGGGTCAGCGGCCAGGGCTTGGTGCCGTCCATCAGGTCCCAGCTCTTGACCAGGGCTTTGATGGCGTCGTCCATGCCGGCGAATTCGGGGTCGTCGGAGCTGCTGACGATCTTCTTGTTGAGGGGCCCGTCCAGCTTGTCGGGCCAGTATTCCACTTCGAATTTCTTGCCGCGGTAATCGACAAAACAACGGGCGGTTTCAAGCTGGACGGCGGTGAGGTCGAGGGGCAAAGGTAGGCTCCTTCGTGGTTGCCAGGCCGACCTAGAGGTCGGCCTGGGTGTTGGTAACGGTCGCCTGCATGGACTTGGCCCACGCGGCGTTGTGGAACCACTGGCCGGTGAACTGCACGGCGTAGACGCCGTCCTGGTCACTGAATCGGTCAATGTCCGTGATCTTGATGTGCATGTCGAACCGCAGGCGGTGGTTGATGCCGCCGCCGATCACGGGGCCCACAGCCTCCAGGCGGACGAACTTGCCAGCGCCAGCTCGCATGGTGGCGAACAGGGTGCGGGCGTAGGCGTCAGCCGCGAGCATGACTGTGAACTCACTTGACGGGTCCGTCTCGACCGTGGCGACGTAGGAATCCTGGGCTTGATCGACCACCCATACAGGGCCAAACCGATCGGAATCCGACGTTGAGACGGACAGGACACGCAACGCTTTCGTGGTGCCCAGCGCGCCGCTCGTGTCGTCCAGGTAGCAGGACCACTCGGTCGGCTGGATGGGCGTCTCGGGGAGCTCCGTCGGGGCAGAGCCGGGGGTGGGGGTCGTGATGGTCACCTCACCCGCGTCGAAGTCGTCGACGGCGGTGATGGCTGCCACGTCGGACTGGGCATACTGGCCGGTGAATTCGACGGTGATGGGCGTCGCGGGCCACGGGCCGCCTGCCACGATCACGTCGCCGGGGTTGATGTTCGACAGGGCCTCCAGGGCCGTCTGGACCTCGCCCGCCGTGGCGTCGTGGCCAACGCCCGCGGTGGTCTGGCCGGTGAAGGTCAGGTCGGCCTCGCCGCTGGTGGGCGTGCCGCCGGTGATGGCCAGCTGCTGGATCTCGTTGCCCGACAATCGGACGTTCTCGGTGATCCGCTTGCCGATGGTCGTGCCCGTGACCTCGGTCGCCGACCGGCTCACGTTGATCCCGAAACTGACCAGCTTCGTCCCTGCCGACCGATGGGCCAGGCCCGCCGTCGGGTCGCCCTGCTCGACGGTCAGGGACTTGACCACGTCCGACCCGCTGGTCTTGGGGGTGAACACGTGCTGGTAGGCCCCAGAGCCCAGGGACGTGGTCACCTTGTTGCCCATGATCATCGCGAGGGGGTACATGATCTCGTCATAGGTCGGGCGGCCGCTCAGGTCACCCTCCGCGGACTCCATCGACATAGCCGCGATGCTCGGGCGCTTGCGGCCGGTGGCCTTGAACACGTCGATCGTGACGTCCGGTCCGATGTCGAAGCCCAGGCTGGCGAGCTTCTTGAGGGCGGGAACGGCCGTCCCCTCGGTCGTCTCGACGCCGATCTGTACGACCTGGTTGATGGTTGCGACTTCTGCCACGGCTCACTCCTTCCATGTCCCACCGGGTGGCGGGAATTTCCAGGAGCGCGCCCGCGGTGCGGGGGGGCTCGTATCAAATGCCCTGGCCGGGGCGGTGAAGCGCGGGCCAGGGCGGGTGCTGGGTGTTAGTGTGGCAACCTCCTCATGGGCTTGTCGAGGCGACGACGATCCGATACTGCCCGCCGCGGTGGCGATAGCTGCGCCCGTCGGTGTCCTCGGGGTAGGAGATGATCCCCTCGCGCACACAGGCCAGCACGGGCCCCGCGGGATCTCGCTCGCCGTGCAGCGCCGCATGGATTGCCTGGGTTATCAGCTCCACCGTGGCGTAGCTGGTGGACTCATCGACGGCCTTGACCGTCCACAGTCCGGAGCTTTGCAGGTTGGTCGTGCCAATGCCGCGGGCGTCGGGCGTGATCCCTGGGGGCGAGTAGATCACGTAGGGGAACGGCTCGCCCTGGGGGGCCAGGGAATTGTGGATGCGATCGCCCACCAGGGCGTCGAGGGGCGCCCAGGCGGTCAGACGATCGAAGATGAACCGCTCGACCTGGTCCAGCTCGCTCATTTCGCCAGCTCTTGCATCGCCAGCTTGAAGCTGGGAAAGACGAACTCGACCGAGTCGGTCATAAACGGCCGCGCCGCCATGTTGACCGTGCCGTAGTTGACGTGCGGGGCGTACTCGATGTCGGTGCCCCAGCCGCCGTTCAGGTCATCCTCAAAGAACTCGTGGATGGACCCCTTGAGGTCGCCGCTGGCCACGGGGCAATGGTCCCGGGCGTAGGCCACGCCGTCGAAGATCGTCTTGCGGACGACCATCGACGCCCGCTGGCGCAGCATGGGCTCGGCCATGGCGATCGGGTCGGCCAGGATGTGGGCCGTGATGACCAGCGGGACCATTTAGCGGGCCCGCACCACGGTTGGCGGTGGCGCTTCTGGCTGGACGATCGGCAGGGCAGGCTCGTCGACGATGGGCCCTGGCTGGATTTCGGCCAGGCGGTCGGCGACCATTTTCTCGACCTCGGCCGCGGTGAACGTCTGGGGACGGTTGCCCAGGTTGACGCCGCGGCCGCTCAGAATGTCGGCCCCCATCAGCGCGCCCAGGCCGGCGCCCATGGCCAGGCCCCAGCCCGACAGCAGGCCCCACAGCCAGGTGATCTGGAGTGGGGCGCCCTGGGAGACGGCCCAGGACAGCGTGCCCAGGCCGGCGACCAGGGCGGCGATACCCAGGGCAATCCAGCCGCGCAGGGTGCCGCCGTTGGCCGCCACGACGCAGACACATATCAGCGTGACGAAACTCGAGATGGCTGCAATGGTCGGGGCATCCATCCCGAACCCAGAGCCGGCAGGCGTCACGGGGTCGGCGTCCAGCCCCAGCGCCGCGGGGGAATCAGGAACGACCCGAACGATATGGCCACGCCCAGCTGGAACACGTCCACGGGGCCCAGTGCGTCCACGCCGAACGCGGACAGGGTGCAGGCGATAACGCCCAGCCCTAGAACTACAAAACCCATTGCTCGACTCCTTTTTTCAACTTGGCGGCCCCGACACTTCCATCTCGGGCCGTGGCTCCCGGGGCTCCCGTGGCTCCCGTGGGGCTCGTTCCTCCAGGATCGTCTCGGGCGTTTCGCGGGGCTCGCGCAGCTCGCGCATTTCCCGGGGCTCGCGCGGCTCGCGCTCATTCATGGCCATCGTTTGCCGCGGGTGGGCCACGTAGTAGGCCGTCATCCGGTCGTACAGGTGGTTAATCCGGACCATCAGGAACACGGACAACATCTGGCCGGCCAGGAAACACAGCCCCAGGATGGTTGACACGATCGAGGCCGGCTGGGTGGCGGGCGTGGTGAACATGGCCGCCAGGCCGACGACGACGTAGATGGCGTTCTTGCCCATCATGACCCAGCCCACCGTCTGGTTGATCGTAACGGCCAGCATGCGGCCGCCGTTGAGCTGGGCGTCGATGAGGGCCTGGCCGTCGATATCGGCCCGGTTCTTCCAGCGCCAGGCGTGGAACACGGTGGCGATCCCGCCCAGGGTGTAGAGCAGCTCCAGCAGCGTGACGTTCGGCGGCCACACGACCCAATTCACCAGGTTCACCAGGTCCACGCCTAATGCCCCCCCTCCAGTAATCGCTTCCGCCCATCGGCGACGGTCGCCTGGGCCTTGAGTGCCGCCAGCCGGGCCTCGCGCTGGCTGTCCTTGCTGATTTTGATTGCCCGCTCCACGCGGTGCTCGCGGTCAATTCGATCGATCGGGTGGGGCTCGGTGTAGCCCAGGACGCGCTTGATTAAATTCATAAGCATGGTCACCCCGTCGGCCGCCGCTGCAGCTCATTGACCAGGGTCCGCACGAAGCCCGCCACCTCGGCCATGCTGGTGCTGAGGTCCTTGACCGTCTCCGCGGTGGTCGTGATGGGCTGCACCAGGTTATCGACCAGCTTTTCGGCCCGCACGGCTCGTTCCTCGCTCAGCTTCACGACCAGCCGAAACAGGATCAGCAGGCCGCTAATGACGACGCCCAGCATGGATCCGATCAGCAGCAGCTCGCCGCTGCTGAA